AGGTATTGCAAGTCGCGGGCGCCATTTCAACCGCCAACCCCGGCGACTATTTCGGCAGCAACGTCATGACGCCGGATCAGGCCCAGGCGGTAAACCTCAAGGGCGCCGATGGAACCATCGTTCAGCGCCAGCGAGTCACCACGGCATCGACCGGTCTATACACCTGGACCTACCCGGCGGCCTACGGCGCGGGCGTTGTCCCGATCATCCAGGTCAATTGCGAAGGCCCGGACCCGCAGAGCGGCACTGTCGTCAATGCGCAGCTCGAAGGCACGCCGACCAACACGAGCTGCAAAATCCGCGTTAGCCGCTCCACCACGACGGTTCAGGTGTTGGGCATCAACGTGCTCAGCCTCGCCACGGCGATTGCCACCACGATCCACCTCACGGCGGTCGCGCCATGAACAAGCCCGGCAGCTTCAAGCGCGACTTCAATATTCGGGGCTGGGCTATCGCTGTTGCTTGTGCAGCTGGCGTGGCTGAAGTCGTAGTCAAGGTGCTACCGATTATCATTGCCAAGGCGGTTTAGAAATTGCCGGATGCAAAACCTAAAGTAGGTTTGGATAGGTCCAAGACCGGGCGAGCCAAGGGCACCCCGAACAAGACCACTGCATTGCTCAAGGATGCCATCCTAAGGGCAGCTGAGGCAGCCGGTGGGCCCGATGGGCTAGTCGGCTACCTACAGGCTCAGGCGACCGCCAATCCTGGCCCATTCATGGCGTTGCTCGGCAAGGTGTTGCCCATGCAGGTTGTCGGTGACGAAGAGAATCCGCTTCGGGTTGTCCACCGCATTGAGCTTGTCGCTCCCAAGTGAGCACGGCCCGTATTGAGTTGCCGCCGAAGCTGATCCCAGTCTTCGCGGCGCCCAACAAACGCTATCGTGGTGCATGGGGGGGCCGCGGTTCGGCCAAGACACGCTCGTTCGCCAAGATGACGGCGGTCAAGGCCTACATGTTTGCGCAGTCCGGTGTCTCGGGCATCATCCTGTGTGGCCGTGAGTACATGAATACGCTGGCCGATAGCTCCATGGCCGAGGTCAAGGCGGCTATCGAGTCTGAACCTTGGCTGGCAGCGCATTTCGACATTGGCGAGACGTACATCCGCACCAAGGACAAGCGGGTGGAATACGTCTTCATCGGCCTGCACCACAACCTGAACAGCATCAAGTCCAAGGCCCGCATTCTCCTAGCATGGATCGATGAGGCCGAGCCGGTCACTGAAGAGGCATGGCAGAAGCTCATCCCAACCGTGCGCGAAGACGATAGCGAAATCTGGCTCACGTGGAACAAGGAACGCAAGGCGGCTCCGACCAACCAGCGGTTCGGGGATATGCAGGATGACGACGCGATCATCGTAGAGATGAACTGGCGCGATAATCCGTGGTTCCCGGACGTGCTTGAGAAAGAGCGGCTGCGTGACCTGCGCGACAGGCCGGAGCAATACGACCACATCTGGGAAGGCAAATACAAGACGGCAATCGAAGGCGCGTACTTCGCTCGCCACCTCGTTACGGCCCGTGAAGACGGGCGCATCACGTCGCTCAGTCCAGATCCATTGTTCGTCATCCGCCTGCACTGCGACATTGGCGGCACGGGACAGCGGGCAGACGCATTCACGATCTGGGCTGACCAGTTCATCGGGCAGCGCATCAACTTCCTCAACTACTACGAGAGCCGCGGGCAGCCGCTAGGGCATCACCTCGATTGGATGCGCTCTCAGGGCTACACGAAAGACCGGGCCGAAATCATCCTGCCGCACGATGGCGACAGCAACGATAAAGTCTACGACATCAGCTATAAATCGGCATTCGAGCAGGTTGGCTACACCGTGACGGTCGTGCCGAACCAGGGTGCCGGAGCTGCCAAGCAGCGTATCGAGGCCATGCGGCGGCTGTTCCCTCGCATGTACTTCGATGAGAAGAAAACCGAAGCCGGGCGCGAGGCGCTGGGCTGGTATCACGAAAAGATCGACCCGGAACGCAGCATCGGCCTTGGCCCTGACCATGACTGGTCATCGCATGGGGCGGACAGCGCCGGGCTTGCTGCGATCACCTACGAAGAGCCCGTGAGCTACGCCAGCATCCGGGTGCCGATCGATACGAGCTACGTGGTCTGACCATGCACATCTGGCAGCGACCCGAGGTTGAGCGTCCAATCGGCGCCGACCCTAAAGTCATTCGCGCTCAAGAGATCATCAAGGAACTGCGAGAGGCGGGCGCTCATGGCCCGTTTGAAGTGGTGACCGACGATGAGGGTGAAATCAAAGTGATCGACCACGGCAAGCGCAATAGAGACGGGTGGGCGATATGAACGAAGACACCGCCAACACATTAAAAATGGTGACCCCCAACAGCTTGGCGGTTGCGCTGCTAGGTGGCGTTCCTGAGGAGACATTGGGGCTTCACCATGAGTGGGTTCGGACATGGTTCGATCCGATGATGACGCGCTCATGTTCCGCTGCTGTGCGGCTGGTGCCAATTCCAAAGGACAAGCGGGGAGCAAACATCCGGGGATACATCGAGGCATTGGTCAGGTGCCGTGACAAGTTCGCCCGGCGAGCGCGCAAGAAGCTGCCGCCATCTTGGGGCGGGTCACCATACGAATGGCGAGTTGCTGCGTGATGGCCGGTGATATCGTAGAGGGCTCCGACCTTGCTGCCATCATTGCCGGCGAACTTCGCAATTCCTCTACCTATGACCAGTCCGAACTCAGCCAGCGTCGCAGCCTCACGCTCGAATACATGCGCGGCATCATGCCCGATGTGCCGCCGCGGCCCAATGGCTCGATGCAGACCAGCCGGGACATCAACGATACCATCTCGTGGATGCTGCCGAGCCTGACGCGTACGCTCGTATCGAACCAGAACATGGTCAAGTATGAGCAGGTGAAGGACGAGCCGCCGGAGTGGGCTGACCAGGCCACGGCGTACACCAATTACAGCTTCTTCGTTCAGAACAACGGCTATCAGATCGTCCGCAATGCCACCTATGACAGCCTCGCAATGGGCAATGGCGTGGTATGCTCGTATTGGGAGCCGGAGCAGTCCAAGACGGAGACCAAGCGCAACCTGAGCATCGCCGACGCACAGGAATTGATGGATGACGAGAACGTCGAGATCATCACTGCCGACATCGCAAACCCCGAACAGCTTGCGTCCCCCGATCCGCTGACCGGTGAGACGGCGGCCGAGCCCAAGATTACCGTCAAGATCAAGCGCATCCTCTCCAAAGGCAAGATTTGCGACGAGACGTGCAAACCTGAGAACCTGTTCCTCAACGCCTTCGCGACTACGATAGAGGACAGTCGCTTTGTCGCCTATCTGTTCGACAATCTGGCCCGCTCCGACCTAATGGAAATGGCGGAGCAGTACGGGTGGGACAAGGACGACATTGACGACCTGCCGGCATCTCACAACGAGATGATGAACCAGGTCAGCCAGGCCCGGCGCTATGATCTGAGCCAGATGCAGTCGAGCCCGATCCGCTCCGGCGATCAGGTCAATCTCTATCGTTGCTTCCCAATGGCTGATGTGGACGGGGACGGCATTGCCGAGCGGCTTGAAGTCTGGTTCGCTGGCGATATCGGCGGTGGAACGGTGCTCGGCTGGGAGGTGTGGGAAGACGATATCCCGTACACCGACATTCCCTGCTACCCAATCCCTCACCGCTGGGATGCAGAGAGCGTTGCCGACCGTACCAAGGACATCCAGCGCGTCAAGACGGTGCTGCTGAGAGCATTGCTCGATAGCACCTATGCGGCGATCATTCCTCAGCGTGAGGTTGATCTGGGCTCGGTGCTCAACCCCGACGTGCTGACCAATCCCCGGTTCGGCGCCACGATCTGGAAGAAGCCAGGCTCAGCCGATATCCGCGCCCACGAAGTGCCGTACACTGGCGACAAGTCGCTGGTGGCACTTCAGGCCATGGACGAGATCATCACGAAGCGTACTGGCGTTTCAAAGACCATGATGGCGCTCGATCCCGACGCGCTGCAAAACCAGACCGCGACCGCCAACCAGAACATGCGGGATGCGGCCTATAGCCAGATCGAGTTGGTTGCGCGCGACATGGCCGAATACGGCTGGGCGAAGTTCTTCCGCAAGCGCCTCAAGCTCGCGATCAAATACCACGAGATTGCCGACATTCCCGCCGACTCCAGCACCAATGCGCAGGTGCAGCAGGATGAGAACGGCCAGCCGCTTCCGCAAGCCAAGTTCCAACAGGTCCAGCCGGGTGAGTGGGACGAGAACATGGCGGTGACGATCAACGTTGGCCTCGGTACGGGCTCGCGTGACCGCGACATGGCGATGCTCAATGTTATGCTTCAGGGGCAGCGCGAGATGGCGGCGCAGTTGGGGCAGGTTGACCCCGCCAAGGCCGTCGAGTTCATCCCCAAGATCAGGAATACGGCGGTCAAGATTGCCGAGAGCGCAGGCCTCAAGAACCCCGAGGATTATTACCCCGAGATCACCGACGATGAGGTGCAGGCGCTCAAGGCCAAGGTGAGCCAGCCACAGCCCGATCCGGCAATGGCATTGGAGCAGACCAAGCAGGCCGGCGCGCAGCAGCTTGAGCAGGTTCGCGGTCAGGTCACGGTGCAGACCAAGCAGATCGATGCGCAGGTTGACCAGCATGCGGCGGAACTGAAGACGCAGGGCGATATCGTCAAGAACAAGGCCGAGCTTGAGGCTGATCTGCAAACGCAGGAAGCCGAGCGCCAGAAGGAAATCACTATCGAGAGCATGCGAATTGCGGCGCAGCGCGACAAGGACCAGGAACAGCTAACCTACCAGTACGCCGCTCTAGCGCAGACCCGCGAATTGAAGCTGATGGAGCTAGGCATCAAGCCGATCCTCAGCGCTCAGGACCATGCCGAGGCGTTGGAAATCAAGTCGGTCGATGCGGCTATTGCTGAGAAGCAGGCTGAGAGCCAGGCCCCGGCTGGGGCGCCAGCTTCCTGAGTTGAGAACCACTCTTGGGGTCTGAGTATATCTCGTAGCCCATCTCACGAATAACCCTTGCGAACGAGGGGCTATTATAAACTGCTGGCACTTCGATGAGCGTTTCAACTACGCGACGCAGAAGGGCGACTTCTTTCCGAAGATCGTCGATCTCCCCCATAAAATGGCTCTCCTTTGACTAAGAGCAACATTCTATCTCAACCAGGCCACGGAGCAAGTCACAATGGATGATCGTACCCTCCGGCATCGCAAGGCTGAGGCCCAGCGTCTCGCCAACGAACCGTTGCTGGTCGAGTTCCTGGAGAATTATCGAACGAGCGCCCTTGCCGGGCTATCAATCGTGAAGCGCGATGACGCCGACAATTTCTATAGATTGCAGGCTCAGGCCGCAATTTCATTGAGTTTCGTAGAGGCACTGCAAGGCTTCGTCCTTGCCGGGCCGCCAGACGAAACAGCCGAACCGGGAACCCGATCCTCGGCTGAGTAACGCCTACCTCGCAGTGATGCGACATGGCCCATTAGATGGAGACTGATTTGCCCCTACCAGCGGCCGATCAAGTCGATGACGCTGTTGCCGAGCTTCCCGAAAAGGAGCCCGCCGACATTGTTGCGCTGTCCCAAAAGGACGCCGCAGCCGACATCGAAGACATCCTAGGCGACGACCTGCTGCCAGCAGACCCCAAAGCCGACGATGAGGACAAGACTGCCGATGAACCTGTTGATCCGCTCGCGGATGAGCAGGAGAGCGCGGAAGACGTTGAAGAGGATGACGACGCAGCCGAGGACGGCTCTTCAAAGCCCGGCCAGTATGTATCCCCGAAAGGGAAATACAAGCTGTCCGATGGCACGGAGATCACCGTAGCGGAGCTGGCGCGCAACAACCTTTATCAGCGCGACTATTCTCAGAAGACCGAGGCCCTTTCCCGTGAAAAGGAAGAGTTCGCCAAGGAGAAAACTGAGACGAGTCAGTTAGCTCAGACCGTTTCTGAGGAACGCAAATTCCTGATCTGGTTTGCTGAGCAGCACGTACCCAAGCCCCCCGAACCGCCTGCCGATCCCAACGACTATGTCGCGGAGATCGAGTACGCCCGCCAGAAGCGCGCCTATGACACGATGGTCGAGTCATGGCGTGCATTCAAGGCCGGCGAACAGCAGGACACTGAGCGCAAGACTGGTGAGACCCAGGCCCAGGCTCAGAAGCGTCAGCAAAAAGAAGTTGCAACGCTGTTCGAGAAAATCCCGATGCTCAAGGATGGCAAGAAGGCGCAGGCTTTCTTCGACACTTTGGCGGAGGCGGGTGCCAAGTACTACGGCCTCACGCAAGACGAGATTGCCTCGGCTGCAAAGTCGGATCACCGGCTCATTTTGGCGCTTCGCGATGCTGCTCAGTATCGCCGCGGCAAAGAGAAGGCCCTGGCTGTGCAAAAGGAATTGGCCAAGAAGCCAGTGACCGTGAAGGGCTCCGCGCAGCGCGGCAGCCCACAGCAGTTGCAACACCGTTCCAAAAAGCAGGCGACTGAGCGACTTCGCGAAACCGGCAGCATGCGCGACGGCATCGCTGCTATCGAAGCCCTCATCTCGTAAGGACACGAAATGCCCGCAACAGCTATCGTCAATACGTACGAAACGTATGACGCCATCGGCAACCGCGAAGAGCTTTCCGATAAGATTTGGATGATCACCCCGGAGGAAACTCCGTTCGTCTCTCTTGTCGGCAAGCGTTCCGTTGTCTCCGTGCATCCCGAATGGCAGACCGACACTCTCGCCACTCCCGATGTGAACAACAACCGCATCGAAGGTTCGGACTGGACCTTCCAGCAGGTCACCCCGACGACCCGTGTTGGCAACTACACGCAGATTTCGGACAAGCGCATCATCATCTCGCGTACGCAGGACCGTACGTCGAAGGCTGGTCGCAAGTCGGAAGTCGCTCGTGAAATCGCCAAGAAGGGCGTTGAGCTGCGCACCGACATGGAAGTCATCGCGCTTTCGAACCAGGCCTCTCAGGCTGGTACGGGAGACGGTGCTACCAACCGCCTCACTGGCGGCTTCCGCGCGTGGATTGCCACCAATGACAGCCTCGGTGCTGCCGGCGCTTCCGGTGGCTTCAATACCTCCACCAAGGTTGTCGATGCGGCGACCAACGGCACCAAGCGCGCCTTCACCAAGGCGATCCTCGATGCCACGATCCTGCTGACCTACAACTCGGGCGGTAACCCGACCGTGCTGATGACCTCGCCTTACGTCAAGACGGTCTTTTCGACCTTCATGTCGGACGCGAACGTCGCCAATCAGCGCTTCGAAACCCCCAAGAGCGGCCAGACCAAGATCGTCGCGGCGGCCGATACCTACCTGTCGGACTTCGGCACCATCACTGTGGTTCCGAACCGCCAGATGGCTCGTGCCGATACGACCAACGGCACCATCGCCCGCAACGCCTTCCTGATCGACCCGGACATGGTCTCTCTCGGCATGTTTGACGACATCATGATGGTGACGCCGGCCAAGACTGGCGACGCTGAAAAGCGCGTGCTGGTCACGGAATGGACCCTGCTGGTCGACAACGAAGCCGCTCAGGGCTGCGCCGCCGATCTCTTCGGCCTCAACTCGACCACGTAAGGAAACAGCGAAATGACCGAACCTATTGCTCACTATCCGTTTGCGGTGACGGCTCAGACCGCTGCCGCTACCGCCGACACCGGCCCCGGCTCCGGCTGGGTCTCCGGCGATGCCGAGTTCGTGCAGATCACGTCGTCGTCTTCGGCCAAGTTCGTCATTCTGTCGGACAAGTTCCCCGTTGGGCGCTTCTGCTACATGAATGTCGGCGCCAACGGCTACAAGCTCGGCACGCCTGCCGGGTCCTCGCTGACGATCAACAACGTCGATACCTCGGGTGCCACGGCTTCGGCCACCATCCCGGCGAACACGACCGCGTTCATCATGCGCACTCTCTCCACGGGCTTCATCCTCAGCAACTACACCAACCTTGGTGCGGTCGCGACGGCCATTGTCCCGTCCTAACGATTAGCCGGGGAGGGCGGTCACTCGCTCTCCCCGCTCACGAAAGGAAGCCCGATGCCCCGTGGCGTTTACGACAGAACCAAAGGTGAAACCGTGGCTGTAGAGCCGATCAAAGTTACCGGCCTCAAGTCCGGCGATGCCGTGCTGACCAGCCGCATCAACCCCGCCAAGAAGCCCGAGAAGCCGACCATTGCTCAGGTGGTGGGCGATGGCAAAGACAGTGAGAAGTTTTTCCCCGTCCGCATGCTCAAGGGATATCGCCCAATCGACAAGTTCAAGCGCGTCGATAAGGACGGTGAATACGTCGATCCGCCCGAGCTGAAGGCCGATCAGGACAAGGGCCTCTATTACAAGCTCACGCCCGGCGAAGTGTACGCGCTGCCGTTGCCGGAAGCCCGTGAAGTCATGGCCCGTGGTCTGGCCGAACGCGCCGACCCGCTGCCGGAGGCGTAATTGGCTCTGGAGCCGATCCGCCTCACCGAAGAGCAGGTCCAGGGCCTCGTATGGGAGCCTTGGGAGGTGACGGAGGACTACATCCGTTCCCGTGCCATCTATGGCCTCCAGCCTAATGGTGAGCCCTGCTACGCATATAAGACCGAAATTCTAGAGGGCTCCAAGTTCCTCGAAAGCGTTCAGCAGGAGCGCAACGACAATGAGGGCCGTCGCTGGTCCGAAGGCATGGGCTCAGACAAGAACGGCAACATGCCGCTGGTCAAGGTCGCGAGCCTGCCGCTCAATCTCTACTACCGCGATTTCGATGGCCGGTTCAGTGATCGCGATTTCACCAAATGGTATTTCGATCAAGAGCGGAACCAGCCGTTCCGGGTGCGCAAGGGTGACTTCTAATGGCGACCCCGATCATCGATTACACCACGCTCACAGCCTATCTCGTGGCTGTATTCGACCGGGCCGGGGATACCGTCTTCGTTGCCCAGACCGATCAGTTTATTGCCAGCGCGGAAGATACCTTCACGCCGCAACTCTTGAACCGGCGCATGGAAACGGTTGCCACGCTCACTACTGCAACTGATGGGTCTGTAGCACTCCCCGCTGACTTCTACCGCATCCGTTCGGTGACCGCGACCATCAATGGCGTCAACACGCTGCTGCCGCCTCTCGGGCCTGCTGCTATCCCCGGCAATTACCCGATCACGACGGGCGATCCAACGAGCAATTACTACATCTCAGGATCGACGCTCTACTCGGTCCCGGCGACGGGTTCTCTCGCCATTGTCATGGACTATTGGGCCAAGTTCACGCCCATCACCTCGGGCAGTCCGACCAACTGGCTGCTGACCAACTACTCCAGCCTCTACCAGTTCGCGACGATGGAGCAGGCCGCCATCTTCAACCAGGATTGGCAGGACGCCGCCATGTTCGGCCAGAAGGCGAAAGCGATCCTGACCGAGATCACCGACTTCATGGCGCTCGATTATTACAACACGTCCGAAGTCAACATGGACACGGTGACGCCGTGATCCCGTGGGGGCCGCTGCGTCCAGATACGGCAGGGCCGAACACCGGCTTTGCTGCCATTGCCGACAATGTACTGCCGTTTCACGTGGGACAAAGCATCGGCTACCTGCCGATCCCGCAATTCGTCACCACAGGCGGCGCCGGAGCACTTTCGGACACTCCGCGCGGCAATCTCAGCCTGCTGCTCGATGACGGCTCCAGTGCCGTATTCTACGCGACAGCAGCGACTATTGAGCAGCTTGGTTCGGCCTTCACGTTCACGTCCATCGATACGGGGCGCTCGGTCACGTCGGGCGATGATGTGAGCTTCCTGCATTTCGGCGCCTTCCTGCTCAACACCGACACCACGGACGGGTTCAAGGCATACAACGTCCAGACGCCGGCCGGGAACAACACGGTGGCCGGCGCTCCGGTGGCGCGGTTCATCTTCTCCTGCAACAATGTGGTCTTCGCGCTCGACTGCAATGGCAACAATCGCCGCATGCAATCGTCCGGTGTGGGCGATCATACGGCATGGACGACGCTGGGCGCCAACGGCAAGACATTCGAGGATGGCGGCGCGCTCGTCTGTGGCGTCGATCTCAAGAACGGTGTCGCGGTCATTTTCCAGACCGACGCCATGCGCCTTATCCAGTTCGGCAATGCGGTCTCTCCCGCGCTCTATTCGATCACCAAGGCCGCAGACGGCAGGGGCAGCATCGGAGAGCGCTCCGTCGTTAGTTTCGACGGCATGGTGTTCTACATCACGCCCGGGCTGGAGTTCTTCCGGTTCGATCTTCAGAACGGCAACGTACCCATCGGTGCCGAAAAGATGGACAAGTGGCTTCAGGCCAACATCAGCACGGCCAACGGGGCAAAGATCGAGGGCGCCGTTGACCCGCTGAACAAGATTGTCTGGTGGCGCTTCATTTCGATCACCAACCCGTCGCTGACGGTCTCTGACAGGCTTGTCGGCTATGACTGGCAGGTCAATGAATTCGTCACCGGGACGGTCAACCTCACCAGCCTCACGCGCATCTCGACGCCAGGCTACGTGCTCGATGCCATGGATGGGTTCGGTACGCTTGACCAGATGCAGCAAATCCCACTGGATGACCGCTTCTGGCAGGGCGGTGCGCCGCTGTTCGGCGGCCTCGGATCAGATCTGAAGTTCGGTACTTTCTCGGGCACGAATGCGGCGGCAACGCTCCGCGCGTTCACCCAAAACCTGCAACTGAGCACGCTGCTCACCGATATTACGCCGATCAGCGACGACCATGGCGCAACCCTACAGGTTGGCGCATCGGATGATCTCTCGTCCTCACTGACCTTCAATAGCACCATCGGGCGGAACAGGGCAGGGCGCTATCCGGTTCGCAAGCGCGGCATGAACCTGACATTGCAGGAGAACCATGCCGCCGGGAACGTGTGGACCTACTCCCATGGGCTTGACTATCCTCAGGCCAGCAAGGGAGGCCCGGTATGACCGTCGGCGTTTTCTCTTATCCCGGCTCAACGGTCGAGAACTTCGGCTACAAACTCACCGGCACGTCGCCTGTGGTGATCGCCGGCAATGCCACGGCGGCAATGCAGGTGCCATGGTTCGCCTGCACCGAAATCACGGGCGGTACGCCCAATCTGACCATCGAACTCTATGATGGTACGACTTCGTTCTACCTACGCAACGCCAAGGCCATGACGGCCAAGGAAACGGTGCTGATCGATTACGGCCTCTGGCTCAATCCCGGCACGTTTCTCCGGATTACCGCCAGTGTGGCGAACCAGATTGATGTTGTCGGACTACGCTCGCTGCCCAACGCCCAGAGCGGCCCGTAGTTGGAGTCAAAACTGCGGGTAGTCCGGCCTTATGGGGATGTGACCATAACGTTTCAGACCTTCGAGGAAAATGGCGAAATGATCTGCGGGCTTCGCTTCATGGAAGGCCGTATCAATCTGCCGCCGCGCGCGTTGCGAGCGACCCTTATTCAAGAACTGAAGACCATCGAAAATATCGCCCGTGAGGCTGGATTTGCCGAAATCAGGCATGCTGGCGATGACCGCGGCTGGCTCCTAACCGACTATGAAAAAGTGCCTGAACTGCGCAACGGCAGACGAAAGAGATTGTAATGGCTAGCGAAGACACCCAGACCACTTCCAGCACATCATCTTCTGCCCCTACCAATCCGGCGGTCACGGCAACGACCAACAAGCTGCTTGGCGGCATCAATGACGCCTACGATGCCGGGCTCAAGGTCAATCCGGTTTCGCTCTATGGCGGTGTTGGCGACACGACCAAGCAGAGTTGGCAGCAGGCCCTAAACGCATCGGCCAATCCCGACTATGCCAACGGCGTCAACGGGGCGATTTCGAGCTTTGCCGACACGGCGGCGGGCAAGAATATCGGCGTGGATGCTCCTGGCTATCAGACCATCCGAAATAAGCTTCAGAACGATGTTCTCACCGCGACGAACGGGGCGTTCAACAACTCGGGCCTCTTCGGGTCAGACAATAATCAAACCGCCGCCGCGTCCGGGCTCACTGACAGCCTTGGCGCACTCGACTTGCAGCAGTACAACAACGGCATTGCGCAGCAGCAGGCGGCAGTTCCAATCCTCCAGCAGCTCTATGCCGCCAGTCAGCAGCCAGCCGCGACGGCAGGGGCAGTCGGGGCCGCGAAAGACGCCGACACTCAGGCGACGCTCTTGGGCAACAACGACCTGTTCCGCCGCACCAATGACAGCCAGACCGATTTGCTCGCCAAGCTGAGCAGCATCCTTAACGGGACCGCCGCCACGTCCGGCAATACGACTACGCAGACCAACACGTCACCGGCCCCGAACCCGTGGTATGCGGCCCTTGGACTCGGAGCTTCGTTGCTATAATGGGCCTCGCTGATCTCATCCTCGGCAAGACGAACCCGTTCGCGGCGTTTGTCGACCAGAACCACAATTCAATCCGCAATGCGGGAGCGCAGTTCGCGCAGGGCACGTCATTGGGCGGAGCGTTGAGCGGCGCAGCGCAGGGATATGCTCAGGGGGCTCCTATCGATGACGCCTATGCCACGGCGCAGAAGGCCGAACAGCAGCGGTTGGACGATATCGCCAAGACATCAGCATGGCTGAAGCAGAACTATCCTCAATACGCGGCGCTCCCGCCCGAACAGGGGTTCGAGATCGCATCGAAGTTGGCAGCGCAGAAGGCGGCGGCTCCGACCGCCGATCCATCGAGCGTGGCGGAATACAAATTCTATGCCAACCAGGAGCTTGGAGCTAAGAGACAGCCGTTGTCCTATGATGACTGGCGCAAGGGTAGCAATCAGACTGCGCGAGGCGCGCTCAACACACCGCTGCCCTTCCGGGATGCGGCTGGCAACTACCACGCGATCCAGCAATTTACGGATGGCACGACTATTGATCTTTCCACCGGCAAGCCGATGGACCAGAGCCTTACGTATGACCCGTTCGGCTATGCCGGGAAGAAGACCTCCGCCACAGTCGACGCGAAGACTGCCGGCGCTGCTCGTGCGGCGCTTCCATCGGCTGAAAACGCATATCAGCAAACCCTGTCGGTGCTCGGCAAGCTCACGGGGCCGACTGCCGATCCCAATATCGTCGCAGGGCAGGCGGAACAGTTCGGCAAGACGCTCGGCATCCCGACCGGCCAGATCATCGGGGCCATCCCGAGCACGCACAAGTCTGATTTCCGCAACATCATCGACCAGTTGAGCGGGCAGGCTTTCCTCAATATCCGTCAGGCCCTCAAGGGCGCGGGGCAGGTCACAGACTACGAAGGCGCCAAGGGCGAAGTAGCACTGTCACGTATGAAAGCGGCAGCGCAGAGCGGCAGCGAAGAAGACTTCAACCAGGCATTGCTGGATTACAAGGAAGCCATTGACAACGGCCTTCGTCTTTTGCGTGAGACCGCAAACGGCGCCTATTCTGAGGGGCAGCCAGCCGTGACGGGCAGTCCGTTAACCGCCCCGGGCGCACCATCAACGGGTGTTCCTGACCCTGTTGCTGCTGCTGACGCTCTACTCAACTCAGGAAAATACTGAGATGGCGACTATTGAGCAGCTTTCGGCAGCGTTGGTAAAGGCCGACGCAGCAGGGAATACGGCTGACGCCAAGGTCTTTGCCGATGCCCTGCGCGCGATGAAGGCTCAGCAGCAGCCAGCATCCGCACAGGCACCCGCTGCGCCTGTTGCCCCAGCCGCCCCGTCGCCGGCCCCGCAGTCGCCCAACCTACTGGATTCGACGCTGGCGACGGTCAACGGCATCACCGGGTCGATACCGTTCCTCCAACAGGGGACTGACGCGCTGATCGCCGGTGGCCAGACGGGTCTGGACGCTATCACCGGGCAGCCAGTCGATTTCGGCGCTCGATACAACGGCATCCGGGATAGCCGAACGCGCGTTGCCGACAAAGCGCCTCTTGCGAATACGCTTGGTGGCATCGGCGGCACGATCGGTGCAACGGCGCTGCTGGGTGGGGCACCTGCCGGCGCTGAGGCGCTCGGCATGACCGGCAACTGGTTGCGCCAACTCACCAACTCTGCCCTCTCCACGGCTGGGTATGAGGGCCTACAGGGCCTCGCACACGGTCACTTGGGCGGCCAGCTCCTTGGCGACATGGGGATAGGCGCTGCTACGGGGCTTGGCGGTTCCGTGGTAGGGCAGACGCTCAATAAGGCGGGCGAGACGGTCGCGAACGCCCTCACGAGCGGCGCGCAGAGCAAAATCACCAACGCCGCAATCAAGAATGCGCCGTCCGCTGCCGACCTGAAGGACGCAGGCGCGAAGCTGTTCGACAGTTCGACGGGCGTTAGCACCGCGCCGATGATCGCGCCTGCCGCGCTCGACCGCCTCGAGACTGGCATCAGTTCGTCACTGGCGAAGATCAGGCCGAACGCGGCAAACGATCCCCAGGCGGTTGGTCTGCTTCAGCACGTCGTCAGCATTGTAGATCAGGCGAAGCAGCCCGGAACGGTCGTGGACTTCAAAGACCTGCATCTTACTCGCCAGTTGGCGCAGAAGGTGGCTCAGAGCTCGCAGGGGCGAGACGCTGCCATTGGCTCCATCGTCATCAAGCAGATCGATGATTTCATCAAGGGCCTGAAGCCGGGCGACATTCTTGGTGGGACCAATCCGCGCCAGGCCGCGAACGACCTGATGCAGGGTATTTCGACGTGGCGCCGGGCCCAGAAAGTCTCGATGATCGAAAGCGCGATACAGCATGCGCAAACCTACAAAAGCGGCTTCGAAAACGGTCTGAAGCTCAGCTTCCTGAAGCTGATGAAGACGCCGGATTTCGCGCGGCTGTCCAAGGTCGAGCAGGACGCTATCCGCACTGTCGCAAAGGGTACGACCCGCCAGAACATTGCTGAAGGACTGGGAAAGCTCGGGTTCTCTCTTGGCAATGGTGCTGCCCACAATATTCTTGGTGGCACCGCTGGCACTGGCGTTGTGGGGTCTTTGCTGACGCCCTTCCTCGGGGCGGCGGCATTCCCGGCTGCTCTCGGCATCACGAGCGCGGTGGGGGCCGTTGGGCGCCGAGCGGCGGAGAGCCTTGCAACAAGCGGTGCCGAGCGAGCTGCGCGCGTTCTGGCAACGCCGAATATCCCTGTTGCGCCACAGGCTCAGAATTTGTTGGGACGCGGTAATATCCCGCTGCAACTGCTTATTCGTGGCAGCGGAGCGGCGGCGCTAAACCGTTAAGCGGTGCCGTTCCAGACGCGCAGCAAGTACATGATCGTCCCGATTGCGATGATCGCTACCCACCATTTCCAGTCCCACAACCAGCGGGGCTGCGTTTCCTTGATCGGCGTCGAACTGTCGTAAGGGTTCGGGCCGGTATCTGACGGCAGTCGCATTCTCGGTTTTTTGCTCAGCATCGCGTCAACATAGTCGCACACCGCCCCGGTCACAAGCCGGGGCTTTTCTTTGAGGAGACCCCGTGGCAAAGGACGACGTTGTCATCAAGACAATCATCGCCGAAGCCGGGGGTGATCCGTCTGCTATGGCCGCCGTTGCCTCGGTAATCCGCAACCGGGCACTGAAGGAAGGCAAGACGCCCGAGCAGATCGTCAAGGCGCGCGGGCAGTTCGAGGGCTACTCCAATCCCGGGCCTGCGTCGAAGAAGGCGCAGCAGGATGCCAAAGTGCTGGCTCGTGCCCGTGAGGTGTGGAGCGGCGTCCAGACAGGGCAGGTGGCTGATCCGACCAACGGCGCCACGATGTACCACGCCGACTACGCCAGCCCCTATTGGGCGAAGTCTGCCAACAAGAACGGTACCGTCAATATCGGCGGGAACGTCTTCTACAAAGGCAACGGTGCGCTACCGGTATCCAATTCGGCGCTTGAGGCGATCAACGCCGCCGCGCCCGTTCCCGTGCCGCGCCCCATTGTTCCTGACGTGTCTTCTTACAGCAATCCGCAGGGTGTGCGCTCTATCGAGATCAATCCCAACGGGACGCCGAAAGGCTCGCTCACCGACGCCTTGGCCCAGCGGTTCGGCAATGCCACCACCCGCACTGCCAACGATGCGTCGATCTACAACATCGTGCCCGGCTACGCGCCGCAGCCATTTGTGTCGGAAGATCACCCGCGTTCGAACGCCGTTCCCATCCCGACGGGCCTCACGTCACGCAAGGTCAATACGGTTCCAATCGACCCGCTGACCGGCAACCCGCTCACGGCCCAGCAGCAGTTGCAACAGGCGCTCGACGCGAAAGCGGCAGTGGCCCGCGCCGCGATAGTCACGCCCAAGGCCAGTTTAGCACCAAGTTTCGTTCCGCCGCCGCCCAAGGTCACCATCGGCTCTACGCCGTCCTATGCGCCGTACAGCGTGCCAAATCTCGGGGCGGTCAGGACGACCTCGCAGCAGGCGGGGACTGTTGCGTTACCGGCAGGCGTCGTGCCGGCCAGCGTCACTCGCGACCTTGCCTCGATTGCCGCGCAGCAGGTGAATCAGTCGGGCTCCCCTGATGACCGGCAGCGCTCCATCGTGCCCGCTGCGCCCGTGCCTATGCCAGGCCGCCCGGCGTCTCTGAGCGCGCCAGCATTGACCGCGGCGAATACGTTGGCACAAGGCGGACAGCCTTATATTCCTGGTCCGAG